TATTGTTAAAGAACATAAAACAATCTGTGCAGTAATTGCAGTAGTCATTGTTGTATTAGCGATTTTATAATGAAAGTTGAAATACCTTATACACCGCGACCCTTACAAGCGGAGCTGCACAACCAGCTATCTCAATATAGATTTGCGGTGTTAAGTTGTCATAGAAGATTTGGCAAAACTGTCTGTATGCTCAACCACCTAATAAGAGCTGCATTACAGAACCCGCTAAAAAATCCGCGGTACGCTTATATAGCTCCGACTTATAAGCAAGCGAAAGCAATTGCATTTGATTATTTAAAAATGTTTGCTGGACCAATACCAGGCACAACTTTTAATGAGACAGAGCTTAGATGCGATTTACCTAACGGAGCTAGAATAACTTTATTATCTAGTGAGGCGGGGGATAGTTTAAGAGGATTATTTCTTGACGGAGTTTGCATAGATGAGACAGCGCAAATAGAACCGAAGTTATGGAATGAAATAATAAGACCCGCATTGTCTGATAGAAAAGGTTTTTGTTATTTTATTGGTACTCCAGCGGGGATGGGTAATTTATTTTATGAATTATACCAATACGCATTAGGCGATGATAAATGGATGACTTATATAGCTAAGGCATCTGAAACAAATATTATTGACCAGGAAGAGTTAGATGCAGCCAAAGCTCAAATGGGAGATACAAAGTATAGGCAAGAATTTGAGTGTGATTGGATTGCGAATATTGAGGGATCCATCTACGGAGATATAATTAAAAATTTAGAAGACAGAAAACAATTAACTAGAATAGCTTATGATCCTAGCCTGGAGGTTCATACAGCCTGGGATCTAGGAGTTGATGATAGTACAGCAATTGTTTTTTTTCAAAAGTTAGGAAACTCTATTTTAGTTATTGATTATTACGAAAATAACAGAGAGGGTCTTCCACACTATGTCCAGGTTATAAAAGATAAAGATTATATTTATGGAGAGCATTATGCTCCACATGATATAGAAGTCACAGAATTTTCAACGGGTAAGACCAGATTAGATGTAGCTTATCAGTTGGGAGTTAGGTTTAGAATTTTACCTAAGTTATCTTTAGAGGATGGGATCCACAGTACAAAAATGGTTTTACCTAGATGTTGGTTTGACATCGAGAATACAAAACCATTAATAGATGCGCTGAGACAGTATCATCGAAAGTATAATGAAAAAATTAAAATGTTTTCGAATAAACCAGTTAAGGATTGGTCTAGTCATGCAGTAGATAGCGTGAGGTATATGGCAATATCTTTAAATGATTTACCAGAAAAAAATAGACCAAAACAAACTTTAACTTTAAACGAATATTCAATACACGGAGAATGACATGGGATTTTTAAAACCAAAGATACCAGCGATGCCACCTATTCCAGAAGTGAAACCTTTACCCGAGCCGCCAAAGTATGATGATGCGCAAAGGGAAGAAGACGCTGCAAGGAAGAGAGCTAGATTAAGAAATCAAAGAACTGGAAGATCATCAACTATTCTTACTGGAGCTGATGGCTTAGAGGATGACGATAGTAAGATAACAAAGAAAACTTTATTAGGAGGATAATATGGGAGGAGTAATTTCAAGACCAAAACCGCCAGCACCACCACCCGCAGCTCCCGTAGTTGTGGCTCCAACGAAACCAGAAGTTTCGCAAGCAACCGCTGTATCTAAAACTGATATGGCTAGAGGTAAAGGTAGATCCAGCACAATATTAACTGGAGCTAAAGGTTTAGGAGACAATAAATTAACAACATCTAAAAGAACTTTATTAGGAGGATAGATGGCAATAGATAAAAAAGCCAAAGCGATACTAGATAAGTATCAAACGCTAAGAGCGCAAAGATCTACATGGGAAGACCATTGGCAAGATGTTGCTAATTATTTTTTACCAAGAAAATCTAACATTACATTAAAGAGAACCAGAGGAGACAAAAGGCATGACCAAATATATGACGGAACTGCAACCCATGCTCTCGAGTTATTATCTGCATCTTTAAATGGTATGCTAACAAATACTATATCTCCATGGTTTGTTTTAAAATACAGATCTGAGATGATGAACCAGGATGACGAGGCAAAAGAATGGTTAGAGAGCTGCGCAAATATTATGCAGCAAGTATTTCAAAGATCTAACTTTCAACAAGAAATTTTTGAATTATACCATGAGCTGCTAGCATTTGGTACATCTGCAATGTTTATTACAGATGATGTTAAAGATGATTTAAGATTTAAAACTATTCATATCTCAGAAATATATATAACTGAAAATGAAAAAGGCATGGTGGATTGCCTGGTTAGAAAATTTCAAATTAAAAATAAAAATATACCAGCTATGTATCCAGATGCACAGCTACCGCAATCTGTAGTTAAAAAAATTCAAGATAATCCATACGATGAAACAACTATTATTCATTCTGTATCTCAATCAGATATGCCGATGGGATATGAAAGCAATAAGAATATGGATTTTATATCTTGTCATGTCCACGAAGAAAGCGGAATAATTTTAAGAGAGAGTGGATTTAGAGAGTTTCCGTATGTAGTGCCTAGATATTTAAAATCTAGCAGCAATGAAATATATGGAAGATCTCCAGCGATGAATGCGCTGCCAGATGTTAAAATGTTAAATACAATGTGCAAAACTACAATCAAAGCTGCACAAAAACAAATCGACCCACCATTAATGGTTCCAGATGATGGTTTTGTTTTACCAGTTAGAACTGTACCTGGAGGATTAAACTTCTACAGATCTGGTACTAGAGAAAGAATAGAACCATTAAACATTGGAGCAAACAATCCAATAGGATTACAAATGGAGGAACAAAGAAGAAAAGCTATTAGAGAAAACTTTTTTGTTGACCAACTGATGATGATCCAGGGTGTAAATATGACAGCTACAGAAGTTATGCAGCGTACTGAAGAAAAGATGAGATTACTTGGTCCAGTATTAGGCAGATTACAATCTGAATTATTGCAGCCATTAATTACTAGATCTTTTAATCTGTTATTTAAAAATGGTAAGTTTCCACAACCACCAGAAAGCGTAGCAGATCAAGATGTAGAAATTGAATATGTATCTCCATTAGCTAAAGCTCAAAAGACACAAGAGCTTTCATCTGTGATGAGAGGTATAGAAATATTTGGTTCATTGCAAAATGTAGCTCCAGTATTTGATTACTTAGATGTTGATGGTTTAGTAGATCATATTAAAGATGTATTAGGCTTACCAGCTAAAGTGATGAGATCTAAGGCAGAAGTACAAGAAATCCAGCAACAAAAGCAGCAACAACAAATCGAGCAAGCTGAATTACAGCAAGCTCAACAAGTAGCTGAGAGTGCTGGTAAAATCGCTCCAGCTTTGAAAGCGGGGTTATTAAGTGAATGAGAAAGATATAAAACAATTATCTATCAATTACAAAACGACTTTTGGATCGGAGAGCGGAAACAAAGTGCTTGAAGATCTTAAAAAGAGATGCAGTTTTGAAACTACTACTTTTGTTCAAGGAGATAGTCACGATACTGCATTTAGAGAGGGACAACGATCTGTTGTTCTTTTTATAAATAATATGCTCAACAAAAAGGAGAAATAACAATGTCGAGTGAAAATCAAGAGGTAGCAGCAACGGAACAAGCTCCCGCGCTGTCTGGAGATACAAATACTCCAACACAAAATACTGATTGGAAAGCTAGTCTTTCTGATGAGATAAGAAACGAAAAATCTTTAGAGAATATTTCTGATATAGAAAGTTTAGCTAAAGGTTATGTTCATGCGCAAAGATTAGTAGGTGCAGATAAAATTCCAGTACCTAATAAATATGCAACAGAAGAAGATTGGAATAAAGTTTATGAAAAACTTGGAAGACCAAAATCTGCTGATGAATATAAGTTTAATTTACCAGAAGATAAAACTGTCGATGAGGCAGCATTAAAAGGTTTTGCACAACAAGCGCATAAGCTAGGTTTATTACCTGGACAAGCTGACGGAGTTGTAAAATTTTATAATGATATGATTGGTCAAGAATTGTCTGCTGCAAATAGTATTGCAGAGGCAGCTAGAAATAAAGCTACTACTGAATTAAAAACAGAGTGGGGTCAAGCATACGATCAAAAAATTGCAGCTGCTAACAATGTAGTTTCATCTGTATTCCCTCCAGGATTTATGAGTATGAATATGGAAGATGGAACTAAGATTGGAGATAATCCAGCTGTCATAAAAGCATTTGCAATGCTTGCTGAAAGAATGGGAGAAGACAAAATTGTTCAAGGAGATGGACCAATTATGCAAACTCCTAAACAAATAGACAAAGAAATAAATAGTTTAACAGCTCCAGGATCTGCGTATTGGGATAAAAACCATCCAGGTCATCAAGACGCTGTTGCAGAAGTTTTAGCTTTACGGGAACAAAAACAAACTGTATAGCTGAAATATCGGGATAATCATCTGACCCCGATTGACATTAGGAAAGACTAAGATCCATGAGATCTAAAACCGAGGAGCGACCCGCAAGGATAATCATCCGTTTTAACATAAACAACAACACTAACAATAGAGGGAGACAAATATGTCAACTCAAATCACTACAGCATTTGTAGAACAATATTCTTCAAATGTAAGTATGCTTTCTCAACAAATGGGGAGTAAGCTAAGAGGTGCTGTGGATGTTGAAACTGTAAGAGGAAAAAATGCGTTCTTCGATCAAATCGGAGCAACAGCAGCTGTGGCTAGAACTACTAGACATGGTGCAACTCCTCAAGTGAATACACCGCACAGCAGAAGACGAGTTAGCCTTTCAGATTTTGAATGGGCTGATTTAATAGATGATCTTGACAAGGTAAGAATGCTTGTTGATCCAACTTCTACATACGCTAAAGCAGCAGCTGCAGCTATGAATAGAACGATTGACGATCAGATAATTGCTGCGTTAGGAGGATCTGCAGATACTGGCGTTGCTGGTGGAACTGCGGTGGCTTTACCAAGCTCATCTAAATTCTCAACTGCACAACAAACAGACGGATTAACTATTGCTAAGTTATTAGAAACTAAGTTTTTCTTTGACAATGGCGATGTAGATCCATCTTTAAAAAGATACTTTGTTTGTGGTCCAAAACAGATCCAAGATCTATTAGCGACAACAGAAGTAAAATCTAGCGATTTTAATACTGTGAAAGCTCTAGCTCAAGGAGACATCAACTCGTTCTTAGGTTTCGAATTTATCATGTCAACTAGACTTGAATTAGACGGAACTAATACAGACGATAGATTATGTTTTGGTTTTACAGAAGATGCAATCAAATTAGCGATTGGTTCAGATGTAAAAGCTAAAATCACAGAGAGAGATGACAAGTCATACGCTACGCAAGTTTATTACAGCATGGCGATAGGTGCTACTAGAATGCAAGAAACTCATGTATTCCAAGTACCTTGTGACGAGTAATAGTCATTAAAAATTTTAGGCGGGGAAAGCGAGAGTGGAACCCGCCTAGAATGCTAAACTAACCAATAGGAGAAACCTTATGCCAATGGGTAAAGGAACATACGGGTCTAAGAGAGGCAGACCAAGCAACAAGCTAAAAGGTGGTCAAAAAAGATTACCAGCAGCTCTCAAAGCAAAAATAATGAAAAGTAAAAAGAGGAAATAACAATGGCTAAAAGAGGCTTATACGCAAATATAAATGCTAGAAAAAGAGCTGGTACTTCAAGACCAAAATCTAAAAGTACAATCACTAAAAAAGCATACGCTAATATGAAAGCTGGATTTCCAAAAAAAAAGAGGAGAGCATAACAAATGGCTAGTGTCGTTCAAATTTGTAATTCTGCGCTCAATCAGTTAGGAGCTGCGAGTATTACTTCACTTACTGATAATTCTAAAAACGCAAGACTTTGCAATGAGCGATATGCTACTGTTAGAGATGCAGTATTTAGAAGTCATCCCTGGAACTCATTAATCAAGAGACAGCAACTGGCTCAAGATACTGCAACTCCAGCTTATGGTTTTTCTTATCAATTTACTTTACCGAGTGATTGCCTGAGACTTTTAAATTTAGACGCTTACAATTCAGATCATAAAGTAGAGGGAAGAAAAATTCTTTGCAACGAAAGTGCAATTAAAATTAGTTTTATATCTCAAGTCACAGATCCAAACGAAATGGATGTGTTATTAAGAGAAACAATATCAGCTGGTCTAGCTGCAGATATAGCTTATGCAATTACAGCTAATCTCCAGGTAGCTAAACTGATGCAAGAAAAATACGAATACAAATTATCACTTGCTAAACATACAGACGCAAGCGAGGGATACAATGTAGATCCAGCAAATGGTCAAGTGGATCAAGTCTTAACAGAAGATTTTATAACAAGTAGATACTAATATGGGAAAACAATTACTATCAATCCCTAGCTTTACAGCGGGGGAGATGAGCGACAGTATGCAAGGAAGAACGGATTTTGCGAAATACTTTTCGGCTGCATCTCGTATTGAGAACTTTGTTGTATTACCACATGGACCAATAACAAGAAGACCAGGAACTTATTTTGTATCAGAAGTTAAAACAAGCTCAGCTAAAACTAGATTAATTCCATTTAGTTTTTCAACTGAACAAACTTATATTTTAGAATTTGGCAATCAATATATAAGATTTTATAAAGATGATGGTCAAATAACATCTGGTGGATCTGCTTATGAGATTTCATCTCCATATACAACAGCACAATTGTTTGATCTTAAATTCGCACAATCTGCCGATGTCATGTATATATGCAACGAAAACCATCCCGTAAAAAAATTATCAAGAACTGGTCATACATCCTGGACTTTAGCAGATGTTGATTTTACCGATGGACCATACTTAGATAGCAATACCTCATCTACAACAATGACCCCTAGTGGAACTACTGGATCTATAACTATTACTGCTAGCAGCTCTGCTTTTGTTTCAACTGATGTAGATAGATTTATAAATTTTTCAAATGGCTACGCTAAGATAACCGCATTTACTTCTGCTACAGTTGTTAGTGCAACTGTTGAAAATGATTTTGATAATACTAATGCTGTCACAGATTGGAAGTTAGGAGCTTTTTCTACAACAACTGGTTTTCCA